AAATGGATATTATACACACGATTACGCATATTTACCACCTAATTTATTTACAACTGTAGATGCGGCTATAGCTGATAGAAAACAGGGTACTGGTAGTACGTCAAGTAATACTTTAGTTACAATTAATGTAAATACAATAAGTACTTCTTCTATAGGTTATTGGGTACAAACAACTGGTAATTATACTCAGAGTTTAGCAGTAATGTTATATGTAGTAGGGAAATGGGCCACATTTGATCCATCTTCTTTAACTCTTGATGTAACTGGTTTCTCTCAACAACAAATGACAAAAGCAGAAATTCGCGCCTTAATTGAGGGAAGCGGAAACATATATAAAGATAACGATACTTGGATTCCAAGTAATTTAACATAGGAGATTTAAAATGCCTTTATCAAAAACGTTAACTCGGAACGATTTACAAAACGTTCTTGCACATATAAATTTGGGTGATGACGCGCATAAAGAGATTACGCAAGCTGAATTTGATGCGTTAACCGATGAAGAAAAAGATGATGGTACTATTTATTTTATAACTGATGGTATTTCGAAAAATATTTTTTTAGACGATAATACGCCAGTAGGAGCAATTATGCCATATGGGGGAGACAGTGATCCTGCATATTGGTTAATTTGTGATGGCCGCGCGGTAAGTCGTACAGCTTATGCAGAGTTGTTTGCAGTTATTGGAACGACTTATGGTACAGGTGATGGAAGTACGACATTTAATATTCCAGATTTAAGAGGTAGAGTTGCTGTTGGTCATAATACAACTTATGGACTCGGTGCCAAGGGTGGCGAAGCGACTCATACTCTTAGTGTTAACGAGATGCCAAGTCATACTCACGCTTTCGCTAAAGGTGGTACATCTATAAACATAAATGTCACGAGTGGTTCTGAAACTACTTATGGTTTTGATTATCCCACATCTGGTGGATTATGGGGTGGACTTAAAAAAGCAAATACTAGTATTGCAAATACAGGTGGTGGTGCAGCCCATAATAATATGCAACCTTATCTTGTAACCAACTATATAATAAAAACTTCTTCTGCTGCTCAAAAAGAACAATCCAACATCGACCTCTTCTATCCAGTCGGCGCGAGGTTCGAAACTTCCGATTCAACTTTCAATCCTTCTGTGCGTTGGGGCGGAGTTTGGGAACGTGAAGATGATTATGAATTAGTTGCTTGGATTTCGGTTAATAATAATGCGGTAGCTGCAAGTAAAAATTTATCTGCCACAGGATTAGGAGAAACAGGAGTTTATACACTTACTTTTGAAAAACCAATGGCTAATACAGATTATATAGTTACTGTTTCCGGTGAAGCAAGTGGTATTGGCGCTGAAATTTTTGGAATTTATGGACGCACTACGACACGGTTTCTTTTTGACCATGCAAACAATGCCGGCACCGCGGTTATAGTTCCTATATTTACAATAAGTGTTTTTGGCCGACTTGCCGAACCAGATAATTATAAGTGGCATCGTATAGGATAGGAGGTATTTATGCCTTATATATATAAAAGTGGATTACAATTTGGAATAAATGAAACAAACATATACGGCGGCGCCAGCTACGTAGAACTTACACAGGCAGAATATGATGCGTTGTCTGATGCAGAAAAGCATAATGGACAAATTTATTTTATAACTGATGGAAATTATGATTTTTTAATTGTGAATGATTCTGTTCCAATTGGTTCTATTCAAGCTTATGGTGGAGCTACAGCACCAAGTGGTTGGTTAATTTGTGATGGAAGCGCGATAAGTAGAACAGATTATAAAGAATTATTTCAAGCCATTGGTATATCTTTTGGTGAAGGAGATGGAGGTACAACTTTTAATATTCCAGATTTAAGAGGTAGAATTACAATTGGAAACGGTCTTGGGACTGCTTCTGATGCTGTCAATAGAACTATAGGACAGACAGGAGGTAGTGAAAAAATTACATTATCTGTAAATCAAATTCCATCTCATAGTCATACTACAGGTATTTCAGGTAGCGTTGCGGGCAATTATAATTCTGGTGGCAGTAGTGCTCAAGTGTCGTTTAATCAAACAGTTGGTGTAAATACTGGATTAACCGGTGGTGGGCAAGCACATGATAATATGCAACCATATTTAACTACCAATTATATAATTAAAGCTAAAAATCCTTCTATTGCTTCTGGTCAACAACTTCAAGCAATGGAATTGTTCTATCCAGTAGGCTCATACTATGAGACGAGTAATGCTTCTTTCGACCCTAATGTTACGTGGGGCGGAACTTGGGTGCTTGAGAACGAAGGGCAAGTTCATGTGTCTGCTGGTTCGAATTATACAGTTGGAGATATAGGTGGAGAAGCAACTCATACTTTAACTGTAAATGAAATGCCTTCACATACACATTCTGTAGGAGCAGGTAGAGCATTGGTAAACGCCAATGGTGTTGGTACTGAGTGTACTGCTGCACCTGGAACGAGCTTAGGTTTTGCCTTTAAATCGGAAATAGCAGATACAACTGGTGGTTCTCGGCCTCATAACAACATGCAACCCTACATCGTAGTAAACAGATGGCATCGTACCGCCTAGGAGGAGTTTATGAGTAAAATAATATATAACGACCGTGCCTACGGTGAAATAATCGGAGGTGGCGGCGCAGGTGGCCTAGGCGGTGGCATTGAACTAACTCAAGCTGAATATAATGCCTTAGACCAATCTGAAAAAGATAAAGATATAATATATTTTATAACTGATGGCAATCCAGAGGGAATGGTTGTGAATGATTCTGTTCCAATCGGTTCAATTCAAGCATATGCAGGTACGAATCCACCGGGGAACTGGTTAATTTGTACTGGACAAGCCGTAAGTAGGACCAAATATCAAAAATTATTTGATGTGATAGGAACTACTTATGGAGAGGGTGATGGAAGTACGACTTTTAATTTACCAGATTTACGCGGAAAAGTTGCCATAGGACAAAGTACAACCTATGAACTTGGCGCGAGTGGCGGTGAGGCAACACATACGCTTTCTATTAATGAAATACCAAGTCATACGCATAACGTGACCGCAGGCTTCACAATGCGTGGTACTGATTACAATGATAGTGCAATGCTATGGGGTGGTACAGGAACAACTGTTGCTAAAACCACAGGAACGGGTAATCAAGTAGATACTGTTCACCAAGTTAATGGAGCACAACAAACATGGGCATTGACTCTCAATCGAGATACTACGAGCAAGGGTGGTGACGCAGCTCACAATAATATGCAGCCATACCTCGTAACCAACTATATAATCAAAGCACTTGACTCTTCAATAATTGAAACCGAAAAACCAAATTTTCTTGACCTTTTCTATCCAACAGGTTCATGTTATGAAACGCAAGATTCAACTTTCAATCCAAATACAGCTTGGGGTGGTACTTGGTCTCTTGCCTCATCAACAAATATCTATGTAGTAGAAGAAAATACAAGTGATATATGGACTTATCGTAAATGGTCAGATGGAATGGCAGAATGTTGGGGAAATTATAATAAAACTTTATCAGGTTCTTCACAAACTAATGAAGTATTTATAACCTTTCCTTTCGCCTTTATTGAACAACCTAGTTGTACTGTTAGTTTGTTAGCAGGTGGCGCAAATTATTATCACGTTCATCGTGTATCACAATCAGCTCTTACAGAAATTAGATTATTTTTTGCAAATACTTATAGTGGACAAACCACTTTAACCGCTGAAATGTATATTAAAGGTAAGTGGACAAATGACACCACAACATATTATCGTTGGCTTCGAACAGCATAGGAGGTGAAATAAATGTCAAAAATAATATATAAAGGAATTTCCTATGCACCCGATGCAGCCCCTTTCGTCGGAACCGACGGAACTAGTCCTGGAACCCCCGGTTACGTTCCGGCGCCAGGTACGTCCGAAGCAGGAATGTTTCTGAAATCCGATGGAACGTGGGATATACCTGCTGGTGGAGGTAGTAGTGGTGGTTCTATTGCTACTACTATATCTTATACGACTACGGCGCCGACTGCAGCGAACACAACGGGTTTGAGATTTGTATTGTTAGATGCAGAACCGGAAACGAAGTATGATGGGTGGATTTATCTGATTAAGGAGACACAATAGATGAGTTTGTTTAGTGGAAGTAATATTTCGGAATTGTTTGTTGGGGAAAGTAAGATTGGAAGCGTTTTTGTTGGGGAGAATTGTGTTTATCAGAGTAATTATGAAATACCGATAGAAGAAGATAATGGAGATGAGTATTTTTATTTTAGAGTTCATGACAAGAGAGAGACGGCACAGGTAGGATTTGAAAGGAAAACCTATGAATATCACCCTAGTGAAGCGACTACAATTCCAACAATTAATTATTCTTCTTTTCCTACTTATGTTACACCTACTTTTGAATATTCTTATGATAAAGTTACTTGGAATCCTTATACATTAGGTACTTTATTAAGTATTGGAAAAGGGCAGGTTGCAAATAAAGTTTATTTTAGAGGAGATAATTTAGCCACTTGGTATGATGAATATCAACAAACCACTACTCATCTAAATAGCGATAATAGTGAAGTAACTGATACTCATGCATTTCGTGTTCATACACATGTAGTTATTAATAATGCTCAAGTACAATGTAATGGTAATATAATGTCATTACGTTATAAAAATTATCAAAATCAATTAACAATTCCTTGTGATTATGCTTTTGCTTTTTTATTTAGTCAGTGTTCAATGTTGTTACGAAGTCCTGTTTTAAAAGCGACTACTTTAACAGAGGCATGTTATGCAGGCATGTTTTGTGATTGCACTTCTTTACAATTTTGTCCTATATTACCAGCTACTATTATGCAAAAAGGGTGCTATGCAACCATGTTTTATAACTGTACATCAATTACAACTGCACCAGTTTTATCAGCTACGACTTTAGCTGCTGGATGTTATGGTAAAACATATTTACCAGACAGCGATGATAGTGAACTTTTTGGTTCTTTACTTAAAAATCAAACATATGGATTTGGTTTGGTTAATCATCATGGTATGTTTGCACAATGTACACATTTAAAACAAGCGCCTATATTACCGGCAACCATTTTACAAAAGGGATGTTATTTAGGAATGTTTGAAATGTGTTTACAATTACAAGAATTGCCAGCTTTACCAGCTACTACACTGGCTGAAGCTTGTTATGGTAGAATGTTTGCATATTGTGATGCAACTATACCACCAGAACTGCCCGCAACTACATTGGCCGCTAATTGTTATGAAGGTATGTTTGCATACAGTGATATTATAAAAACACCAAAATTACCTGCTACAACGGTGGCCAGTTGTTGTTATGGAAATTGGATTGGTACTGGTATGTTTGAAGGTTGCAAACATTTAACTTCAATTACCACTTTACCAGCAACGACAATTCCAGATGATGCTTATTACTCCATGTTTGCAGACTCAAATGTAAAAGCAAGTGCAACTCAAACAACTGAATGTAAATATGCTTATCGTGTGCCAACTTCTGGTACTGGTTCAACAGCTAGTAAGAGTTTAACAGATATGTTTACTGATGCTTCAGATATAACTAAAAAATTTACTCCATCAGTAAATACAACATTCTATATCAATGTCCCATCATTCTAAGGAGAAATAAATGATTTGGTATTATAAAGATAAAAATGCATATGAATATCCGAAAAATAATTCAATAGATAATCCGTTAACTCAACGTTTTCGTAACTCAGTCTATGAAGATTCAGATGAAATGGAATTATACTATGCATTAGCATATATGAAAGAAAACAACTTACAAGCCTTAGATGTAATTTTCCCAGTTGAAGATTTATCTGCTAACTATGGCAGAGAGGAAGATATAGATAAAGAATTTTGTGATAACAACCATATTCATTATCGCTATGAAAACCGCTCTGGTGGATGTATGGTTTTCTTTCCGAATAATATTATTACTTGTACAGTTTTTCCTAGTGATAACTTTTTAAGACAACATAAATTCTTAAACGATTTTACTGATTGGTTACAAAGTAAAGGTATTAATGCAAGCACCAATAACAACGATATAATGATAGATGATAAAAAAGTCGTCGGCGCGACTTCTGAAACCTTACCAGAACCATATAAAGGTTGGGTATATTTTGGACTCTCAATCTCAATTAATTCTAACCCCGACCTAATCAATCAAATCTGTACAAAACCAATGATAAAAGTCCCCGGCGCGCTGTCTGACTATGGACTTACAACTGAAGAAGTAATGAATTGGATGCTTGAATGGTTCAACACAAACCAATAAACTTAGACCTCAAATCGAGGTCTTTTTTTATTGCCCTGAAAATTTCAGGTTCAACTTATTCCCAAAAAAGTTGAACCCCATTCACAAAAACCCACTTGTATATGAGTCAAAGAGTTAAACATATTTTTAAACTGACCAACACTTCGACTCATAATACGTTAAGTAGGCACTAGACTCAACCTACGGCTTATAGGGATGGGATGTGCCTGTCCCTATAAGTCCAAACAAAGGAGGTTTCTATGTACGTCTACTATAATCCAAACCCACTCG